TTCTCAAGAAGAACTTGGAGACGCAAAGCTTCTTGATGACTCTTCTTCTGGAAATGAAAATCCAACTTCTCCACAATCATTACTTGAAAAAGTCATGAAAGAAAAGAATGTTAATTTTGAAGCACTAAAGAAAAGACTAATTAAAGATAATTTTGATAACGCAGAAAATTTAAACTCTATATCAGATATACCTAAAGTTAAACTATTTGAGCTAATTGATAGAATCAAGAAGATTAAAGACTAATATAATATAATATAATATAATATAATGTGTAAATTATATTATGACTCAAAAAGAAGCCTATTGTTGTTTAAATTGTACTAATTTACCACCTTGTAACGCAGCTGCTGGAAACTGTGTACCTTGTTGTAAAGATTGTGGAGACACAAGTGGTTGTTCATCGTCAGCTTATTTTAAAGATGGTAAGTTTTATAAAGATTATATTTATAGATATACATCGGCACTGTCATGGAGCTATTATAGACGACCCCGTCGGCGCAGACATTCAAGTAGTTATAGTTCAATCTATAATTCTGCAACAGATGAATGCACGTTAGCATATTCTATTGACGCTGCTTTTGCAGGTGAAGGAGATTATGGTTCAGAGATTCAGTCTTGCTCTGGTGTTGACAAAGGTTTAGTTGTAAAAGATGCTTGTTATGGTTGTTATTATGGTGGTCAAGGTCTAGGTCCCTGCGTTGAAGATGGATTCTGGCCAACATGTACGTGTTATATAACAAGTTCTGGATCTTGCGTTATTCCTAGCATAGCTGATGAATGTCAATATTTTGACAAAGGATGCGATAACCTCCTGGATTGTGACGCATGCACTCAAGAAGAAATAGATAGGAATAATTGCGGTGGCATCTCAATATATGGGGTGGTCAGTCCCCCCGTATACATACGACGATATAGTGCAAAAGTTGAGTTCAGAAATGCAGTAAAACTTTACAATAATAAAGGAGAAGAGGTTGATCCTAGTTTTATTGGCGCTACTTATAATCCATGTAATCCATATGCGACATGGGGCGCACAATGTCATTTCTTTCATCCATAAGATTAATTAATATTCTTTATACTTTACTAATTGGTTTCTAACGAAATATAAATTAATAAAAAATCCACAAAAAGCACTTAATACATTACTAAAATAAGGATAAGTTAATAAATCAAAAGGATTAATAAAAAAACTAATAGCTAAAGATATCCAAAAACTAGAGCATTCATGACAAAGTAAAGGTTTATGAATATATGGTATTTTAGCTATAAAATTTCTAAAAGGCCTAGCAATTTCAGTATCACTCCAAGCGTAAGTTACTCCCAAGCAAACAAACAAATACGCTAAGAATTGATAAAACATTTAAATAAAATAAACAACTAATTTATCTTCTTTTTCTACAATAGAAAAGGATCTAAAAATAATCTTTTCTTCATTTAATTTTTTAGCAAGATTTTTCCAGTCTTCTTCTGTTTTGCCAATTTCAAATATTTTTCCACCACTATTTCTAGACATATTTTGTTGTATCATTTGCATATGGTTCTCCATTGGGTTAGTTGGTACTTGAGAATTTTTAATTTCTTCTGCTTTTTCTTGTGTTAATTTTTTAATTTCTTCATTGTTTATAAGGTTGTTAAAATAACTTTGTTCAGCAGTAATTTTTGCTTGAAGGTGAGCTTTTACTCTATTTTTACAAGAACAGTTTGGATTATTTCTGGAACTAGTAAGATCAGCTAAAATTTCTGGAAACTTATCTTTAAGAGAATCAAAGAATGTATCATTCTTTATAAAAGTATTAAAAAACACTGGTGAATTTAGGAGCTCTTGAAATGTCATATTTATTATATTATAATGTATATATTATTAAAAATCTAAAAATTATGGTTGAAGGTAAGATATTCTATTCTGATTAAATGTTGCTTCGCTATCACTGCTAAGTGAAGAGTTAATATTAGCGGTTGTATACACAAAATTAAATGTTGCTAAATTTGAATCAGATTGATATTTTTTTATTGATATATATTGACTAGCAGGAGCAATATAACCTGAGTTTGGCAAATTCAAAGCATTTGAATAATACAGATTATTACTTGCGCTAAAATTAACGCTTACTTCTTGTTTTATCGGATATTGAATATATACAGTATCTGGTAAATAATTACCAATAGTATAATTAGGAATACGATTTACATCAATATTAATTCCAAATGATTGAAATCTATTAGTGGCAGCAATTGCTATATTCGTATCGATAAAACATGGATCTCCAACATTAAATGTATTTAAATTTACTGGCTTTGGGCTAAAAGATATTTGAGAAGCTGGCCAATTGAAAATAACTCCTTTTATATCAACACTTGGATATTCTCCTAGTTTATAATTTAAAGAATAATTAGTCAAATACCCATCTGTAAATGTTACATATTTATCACCATATTCAACTCTACCAGAAAATGAATTAATTCCAGTATATGGCAAAAATCTATCGCTATCACTTAATGTATAAGATAAGTCAAATTGAGCAACTGGTAAGCCATTCTTTGTATAATTAATTGAATCATTTATAGATATTTGAGGAGCTATTTGCAAATCAACTCCGACGCTAAAATTTTTTATTCCAGATATCAATGAATCATTTAGATAAAAGTTCTGATTTTCTATAGTATATACATTAAACATTAACTATAATTACACCTCTTTTAAGTGTAAAATATAGGAGGTAAAAGGTATATGGCAAGTATTTACGATACAGTTCTAACTTGGAGCGCGGCTACTACTTATAATAAGTACAATATAGTACTTGGTAGCGATAGCAGATACTATTATTCAATAATAGATTCTAATGTGGGCGCTGGAAATAATCCAGTAACTACTTCTAATCTTCAGGTCGATTGGGATGGATATATTCTTTTAAATGGAAATTTAGTACCTAATTTTTTTTGGAAACCATCATATAACGCAAGTATAAGAAATAGTCCCAGAATAATAATTAATCAATTTGGAAATGGATACGAACAAAGAGTCAATGATGGAATTAATAACAATTTAATTAATTTTGCACTTAGATTTGATAATAGAAATGAACTAGAAACCATATCAATATTACATTTTTTAAATCAAAGAAATAGCGCAGAAAGTTTTGTATATAATTTGCCAACAATATATGCAAAAAGTTTATTAAATTTAAATACTAGATTTACTTGCATGAGTTGGGAGTCCATTTATGTATCTTATAATAACTATCAAATATCTTGTGAATTTAGAGAGGTAGCCGTATAACATGCCTCCATTATCTAGTACATACAATTTAATTATAAGTGGTAATCAATCCATAAATACAGAAATTGCTTCATTAAATCCGTCTGCTCAAATTTTTTTTTATGAAATTGATTTAAATGAAATCTTTCCGCAGCTACAAAAAACAATAGTCCAAAATCAATTTGCGAATGGTGATCAGCCAATTTACAATGGAGTATATAGAATATATAATGATTATAATTTATATAAAATATCAACTTCTGGTCCATTTGAATATGGAGCAATAAAATGGCAAGATAATTTTTATTACCCATTCCCAATTACAGCAGATGGATTTGATTATAATTCAGTTGGAGTTTTACCTACTCCAAAATTTCAAATATCAAATTTATCTCCAGATCATACAGACAATTCATTTTACAAATACATAAGGATGCAAATTGAATCTTTAGATGATATTATTGGATCAAAATTCACAAGAATAAAAACTTTTTTAAAATATCTAGATGGATCAAATTTTTCTGGAGGATACAATATATTTAATTCAACCACAGGAATTTATGAAATTGAACTTCCACAAGACGTATATTATATTGACAGAAAAACCGCAGAAACAAAAAATATAGTAGAATATGAATTAGCTTCTATATTAGATGTTGAAAACTTATCTTTACCAAGCCGCACAATATATGGATCATATTGTCCATTTCAATACCGAGGAGAAGGTTGCTGTTATGAATATAACTCAAGACTTACCTATATACATAGTGGAATTTATGCTAATATAGAAAATTCTCCGATACAAGTACATGGTTTGCAGACAGCTCCTCCAGTTGCAAATGAAAATAATCAATTATTTGTTAATAGTATTTTTTCGAGTGGAGATACAGCTGGAAGAACGGCTATATTCAGAATAACTGGTGGACTTGGAAATAGTGGAGAATGGCGAAATTCAAGTCAATATCAATCAGGCGATTTTATATTTTTACAAAAGAAAGGATTAAAATATTATTCTGTTTGTATAAATAACCATACATCAGATTTTTTTAATTCTCCGCCTAATACAAATTACTGGAGTTCGGATTCGTGTACAAAAAATATATATTCTTGTAGATTAAGATGGCTTAAAAATCCAGCATTTAGACCTGTTATTTGGCCAACAGACAGAAATGGTGAAACTTATATTCAAACAACCGATAGATTTAGAAATCTTTTAACAGATAAAGAAAGAAACACTTTAGTATTAAGTGGAATAAATGGAGTCCCAGTTTTTTTTCCCAGAAGGCCAGGAGCAGAAAATCCAATTTCAGAAAAAGCGCATGGCATACCAAAAGATAAAAATGGAAATTATTTAAATGGATTCCTTCCATTTGGAGGATTTCCTGGAACAAATCAACCAGCTTAATCATATGATTGATAATAAAATTAAAAATTTTATAAAAAAACACGCTCAAGATGAAAAAAATAATGAAGTTTGTGGATTTATAATTGAAAAAAATAATACTTTTTCTTTTTTAAGATGCAAAAATATTTCTAAATATCCAGAAATTAATTTTGAGATCTCACCTTTTGATTATTTAAATATTAAAAAAAATTCTGACAAAATTCATTATATCTATCACTCTCACCCAAATTGTAAAAATTGTGAATTTTCTGAAAAAGATAAAAATTGTTCAGAAGTATTAAGTTTGCCAATGATATTATTTTGTACTGAAACAAGTCAATTTAAAATATTTAATCCAAATAATATAAATTATAGTTTTGTCGGCCGTTATTACGAATATGGGAAATATGATTGTTTTTCATTAATTTTAGATTTTTTTAAAAATGAGAATAATATTGTACTTAATTATGATAAAAATAAATATAATGATAAAAATATCTTTATAAGCGATACGTTGAAAAAATATTTTATTGAAATATTTTCCAATAATAAATTTAAAATTTTAAATAAAAATGAATCTTTATTAAAAAATGATGTAATATTATTAGATATGCTTAGAGATTTTAACCCTAAACATTTAGGTGTATACCTGGGAAAGGGATATCTATTGCATCAACCATTTTTAAAATTATCAAGAATAGAAACGAATTGGGATTTATATAAAAATAAAATAGATTTAATATTTAGGTTAAACGCATGATCAAAGTAAATTTACATGGTAAATTAGGTGAAGATCTTGGAGAATCTTGGGAATTAGAAATTTCTTCTGTAGCAGAAGCAGTTAAAGCCATAGAAGCTAATACTAAAAAATTTAGAAAATGGATATTAAATAATATAGATAAATGTGAATATGTAATTTTAATAGATAAAACTAATTTATTTACCGAAGATAAGAAACAGTTCAAATCATTTGAAGAAATAAAAAATTCCGAATTATATCTAAATATAAATAATAAAATTAAAACAATTGATATTATACCTAAAATCACAGGATCTCTTGATAACCCATGGGTTCAGGTTGGAGTAGGGTCGGCAGCTGTTGCTGGTGGTGTCTTATTAGCTATTGCTGCTCCTCCATTGCTTCCACTAGGTATAGGCCTTGCTGTAGCTGGCATAGGATTAATAGCTAATGGTATAAGTCAATTATTATCTAAACCACCTCCAAATGTACCATTTACAGCTCAACAAGTAAATCCAATAGATGGTCTTGGTGAGGCTGGAGGACCAACTTCTTATCTTTTTAATGGTCCAGTCAATACTGTGGGCGAAGGTGGTCCAGTACCTGTTGGATATGGAGAGTTAATGGTAGGAGGAAATAATGTTTTTACAAATTATAATTATTTATATAGAGCATATTTAGGCACTTTTAGTGACGTTACTAATCAGGCTACTGATCAAGGATCAAATCAGTATCTTTTTAATTACGGTTGTTATTTGTCTAATCAACAGCCATTACAATCACTACCATTTTAAATTTATGGGAAATCCAAATAAATATCCAGATGGTTTAACTTTTTTACTATTTCCAGGTAATATTTCTCTTGGAACAGCTGGATATAATTTTCCAGAAAGTACAGCTCAAGATATAATGGGCAGCTTATCCCTAAGTTTTAGTGGTAGTAGGCTTCCATACAGTACCCAAACCGCTGGTCAACCTATAGTTGGATTCTATCGAGGACCAAGTGGTTTTGCAGCTAGATATACAACACTAGCGGTACCAACTGGAGGAAATTATCAAAATTTTAGTAGCGTAGTTTCTGCTTCTAACAAATTTGGAGCACCAGATTTAAGAAATATATTTGCGGTAAGTAATTCTGCTGGTGCAGACGCTGGAACTGCTCCCATGGATAATGGCGTAACTTCAACCCAAAGATTTAGAGACAGTAGAGCATTTAATACAGTTGGTCAAGTTGAAGTTTTAGATTTAATATCAGAAGGACCAATTGAAGGTTTTGTTACAGGAATTTATAATTATAATACTAGTGGAAAAGTAGTTGGAGATATAGGTTATACAAGCGCTAAATTTCAACCTTATTCTACAAATTATAGTTATAGTCGGCCAGAAACAAGATCAATTTTTTGGAATGATGTGCCAATCACAGATTTAGCAGGCTTTTATAATTTTCAATTTGTTGATTATAAATATCAATATGGAGAAAAAACTAATGATCATACAATATTTAATCCATATTTAAATCTTTACGAGTATAGAACAGATTATTTTGGAAAACAAGTTGACATGAATAAGATCCCATTAGAAACTAGTCTCACAAAATATTATGGAGAAAGATTATATGGATTTTATACTATTTCTGGACAAAGTCAAATTTTAACTCCTAAAACTTATTATGTATACAATATAAATGTTTCATCAATAAAAGTTTCTGTTCAAATAAATGGATTATTTGAACAGATTGTAACTGGATCTAATGCAGGTGATATAGAAAGACAGACTATAGATCTTAAGTTTGCAGTATATAGAGTTTTGGATAATGGCGCTTTAGTTGTTTTAGATACATCAAAATATAGCCCATATATTCAAGACTATTATTCAAGTGACACAATTGGGCTTCAAGGAAAGATTCAAACCTCTCCAGTAATTGCAACTTATACAATTAATTTAAGGCCTTTCGCAGAAAATTCTCCATCTTTTGATCTTTTTCAAAATCAAATAGGTTGGGCAATAGATATAACAAAAATGACCCTAGAATCAACGACTAGTAGCCTTGTCTCTAATACTGAAGTTTTGAGCATAACAGAAGTGTATTCCGATAGATTTGTATATCCAGATTCCGCTTTGGTTTTTTCAAAATTTGATGCAAGATATTTTAGCGACATACCTAGTAGAACTTATAAAATGAAACTTTTAAAAGTTAAAGTTCCCGTAAACTATGATCCTATAACTAAAACCTATAAAGGTCCATGGAATGGTAAATTTAAAATTGCTTGGACAGATAATCCTGCATGGTGTTTTTATGATATTATTACTAATAATAGATATGGATTAGGTAAATATATAGACTCTGATTTAACAGATAAATGGACTTTGTTTGAAATTGCACAATATTGTGATCAATTAGTTAGTGATGGATTTGGTGGGCTCGAACCAAGATTTACGTGCAATATATATATCGGTTCAAAAGAAGAAGCCATGAAAGTTCTTAATGATATGGCTAGCGTGTTCTTGGGAATAGTTTATTATTCTGCTGGACAAATTTTCTTGTCCCAAGACTCCCCAAAAGATCCAATTTACCTATTTAATAATAGTAATGTATTAAATGGAGAATTTAATTATTCAGACGCCTCAAAGAAATCAAGAAAAACAGTTGCAACAGTAAGATATAATGATTCAAACGATAATTATAAACCCGCGATTGAATATATAGAAGATAGAAATTCTATATTAAAATATGGGATTAGAGAAACAGAGATCGTAGCTTTTGGGTGTACAAGTAAAAATCAAGCAAGGCGTGTTGGTAAATGGTTATTATTAACGGATAATATAGAGACGGAAACTGTAAATTTTAATGTTGGTTTAGAAGGAAATTATTTAAAACCAGGAGATGTTATCTCTGTTTACGATCAAATTAGAGGAAATAGAAGCTATGCTGGTAGAACGGTAGAGCTAACAACTGGGTATGCAGTTTTAGATTTACCTTATAATTTTTCAAATACCTATCCAATAACTGGAGTAAATGTTAATAATTCTTTCGCATTTAATGTACTAACTCCAACTTATAATTTTAATTTTGGAACAAGTTTAGGGGATTCATATATTACTGGATTCAATCCAACAACTTCTGGAATTTCTGGATTAAATAGTTCTTTTATAAGAAGAAGTCAAGTTCAATCTATATCAATTAATAATCCTCAAAGATATTTAACAAGTGGATCTGGAATATACTCTAATAATATAAGAATAAATTTTCCATCAAAACTATCTAACTCTGGATACAGTCTACTCCAAAATGCCGTTTGGTCAATAGACATAAGTACAACTGGATATTTAGCGGCAGGAATCGATACACAATCTAATATAAATAATCCGTCTAATTACAAATATCCAGGATATTATTTAGAACCATATTTAAATAAACTTAAAAAATATAGAGTATTAAATATTAACGAACAAGTAAATAGTACGTTTTCAATAACAGCCCTAGAATACAATGACCAAAAATATATAGATATTGATAATGCGGGTTTATTAGTAAATAAACCAATTAGACCAGAATTACCAGCTTCACCTTCCTTATTTTTAAGCGGAATATTTAGAAATCCAGCTGGATCATATCTAGTTAGCGCAAATGGAAATCATTATACAACAAATCAAGGTGGAGTGAATAGTGTTATGTATAGTATTACTCCAAGCAATAAAGCTTCATCCGACTCACTTTATTATGTTTATGTAAAACCATTTTCTGATTTTGAAGCTGTAGAAACTCAAGAAAATTTTCTTTTTACAGTTTTAAATTATGATAACTTAAGAACTGGTCTTTCACCAAATGATTGGGCGAATGAATTTATACCTCCATTTTTAACGCCAACAGGAATAGGAAATTATTTCTTTAGAATATTTGAAACTAATTCTATAGGGGAAAGATCTTCAGCTACTGCAAGCTCCTATAACTTAACTACACAAGCTTCTGTTCAAGGAGTAATTACCTCTGGAAGAAATATATATTAATTATGAAAGTACAAAATCTAGATATTACATTAGAATGGTTAACTATTAGTGAATTATCTAATTTATATGATTTTGATTTAGAAAAGCAATTACCTTCTTATAATATAACTATAAAAGATGAGAATGAAAACATACTATATAATGAAATAAATTCAAACACATACGAAAATATTTTTGAACGTAGATTAGAAATAAATGATCCAATTTATTGCAGAAAACCAAAGTTAATTGCAGGATTTAATAAAAATTCAAAAAAAAGCATTTTTAAATATAATTTTTCTGATAATTATAAAAAATACAAAGAAATTAATAATAAAATTGGATTCTTTAAAAAACTAGTATTTTATGTGGATTATAATAATGATCAAAAAACAGATTTTATTGAAGACGCTGAATTTCAAGAAATAGAAGATCTTAATAAAAATACTTTATTTAATAAAATATACAGAAGTAGCGATTACCTAAGTATTAAAATGTTAATTAATAAAGAATATTTTAATCTTAAAAATATATATTCATTTTTAATACTAGGTGAAGCCTCTAATAAAATTATTAAAAATAAAAGATTGTCAAATTTACTTACAGAAAATATGGATCAACAATGGCTTGATGTTAATGATAAAACCACTCTTTTGACAGTGCCATTTACAGAAAGCGATATAGTAGAGATGTCTGAAAATATAAATATAAAAATTATGCCATTAAATTTTGTACAAACAGAAATATATAAATTTCTAAAACAATTTGAATCAGAAATAGATATTAATAATTTATATCAAGAATATTTCCCCAATCAATATTTTAACATAGGTAAAATATATAAACAAGCAGTTAATAATGATATGATGGTTTTCTATCAGAATTATATATATTTATTTAACAAAGATAGTTTAGAAACAAATGCTTTGCATACAGAGCTTGATATCAATGATATTAATTTTAGTAAATATTTTCCTCTATTAAATAAGGATAAAATAAATAAAACTATATGTTTATCCGACGATATGAATACCGATGATGTCATTGATAATTTATATAACTTGCAAAGAGATTATTTAGGATATTATGATAAAGATTTTGTAAATCATGAAGACGTAGCTATAGATATGGATTATCTTCAAAATCAGGGCATCAAATCTGTAAAAATATTAGAAATTGAAGAATTAAATGATATATGTAATATTTATATTGAATTTATAACGTCATTTTATGGTAATGAAAAGTTTTATATAGAAACTAGCAATAATCTTAAATTTTATGAAAAATATAAAACATCTATAAATGATCAAGAATATACTACATTTTTATTTAAATACTCTTATCCTTTAGATTCTTTGAATCAATATTTAAACCAAAATTCTTCAATTAATAAAAATCAAATTATATCAGAGAAAGATCTTATTAATTTTTCAGCAAAATTAATTTTATAATTAACGTTTTAGATATACTGAACTACTTAATAAGCCGCCTGGCCTTTGCTGTTCATTGATTACGTTTAAGACTTGGTCTTTAATCTTATTAGCCAAAAGTGTAGCATCAGTTTTAGATTTTCTTGATGCAAATTCAGAATTGTCATTAGAATTATCTTGAGACATTGATGTATTTGTCGCAGACTGAGCATCAATATTTATAGTAATATTTACATTATTTGTTGAATTACTATTATTTTTATTTTCATCTGTAATTGTTCCAGCGATACCACCATTTGCAAATTTCTTTGCTCTTCCAGAATTAAGGTCATCAAAGAATTTTTTACCATAATTATTAACAGCTTCTTTTCTCATTACAAACTCTCCACCCATTAGAAGAGCTGGAATATCATCTTTACCACTAGAACCTCCATTTGCAAAACCTCTAATATATCCACCATTTGCTCTTGGTGTTGGAGTACTATAACGAAGAGGGGCACTATTAGCATAGTTTTGTCTTGCAGCAGATCCGCCTCCTAAAACGGCTGATGCCCCATATTTCGATTGACTTCCAAATACACCATTAAATCCTCCCATTGAAGAAAATTGACTTGCTCCTGCTCCTAAAACGCCAAGACCAAAACTCATCCAAGCGCCTCTACTTTTTGCGCTTTTTTGTTGATTATATTCATCTTGAATTTTTTTATTTAACTGTATATTTTCCTGCAGTGCTCTTTCATTTTCTAATCTAACTCCTTCTACATAATTTAAGTAATCATATAAATTTTGCTCTCTTTCTTTATTAATTTTATTTTGAGGATTATTGGGATCAGTGATGGCCATATAGCTTAATCTTGGATCTGTTACATAACTTCCACCAGTTGGGTGGAAAGGATCATTATATCTATAAACATTTTCTCCAAAAAATTGAGCTTCTCCACCACTAGCAAATTTTTGAACTCTTCCGCCATATTTAAAATAATTGTTTTTTCTGTTGTAATTACTTCTACCAATAGCCGCTGGAGAAGTGGTGTTAGAGTTGCTGGTAGAGGTATTCATTGATTTCTTTTGATTTAAAGCCTCAACAGCATACGGCATAACCATTTTCATGGCTCTAGGTACAAGTACTGAGTTAAATAAACCCTGAACTTTACCACCATCAAAAAATTTTTTAACTCTTCCTCCAAGTTTCCAACCATATGCTCCCCTTAAAGTGTCACCTTTTCGTTCATCATAATTTTGTCCTGCAGTTAAATAAGATCCGCTACTACTCTGTCCACCAAATCCCCCAGTAAGATTAGATGCAGCACCTACTATTTGATTTACAGTGTTTTGAAACATATTAGCCATACCACCGCCACCTTCTTTCTTTTGAATTTTTCCTTCATTCAACATCTGTAAGTATTCTGGACCGTATTTTTTAACTGCATTTTTTCTTATAACATATTCTCCACCACTTAACATAGCTGGAACATCATCTTTATTTCCTGATCCGCCAGTTACATTACCACCAGATGAATACCCTTTAACCATCCCACCTTTTGATTTAAATAATGAACCAAAGAAATCTCCAATACCTCCACCGCCCCCGCCAAATGGATTACTAGTTGTACCAAAAAGTGAAAAGATTTGATTTGTGCTGAATTCAAGAGCTAATTGTTGTATTTTGTCGCTGATATTAAGAGCCATTTTTGTGAAAGCGTCACTAGCGGTAGCGGTTCCATTAGCAAAAGATAAGAAGGCATTGTTAAATTCACTTTTGATTGTTCTTGCTGTATCTGCTGCCCCAAGTTGCGCTTGACGGAATGAATCCGCAGCACTATTATCAAATTCATCAAAAAATGCTCCAGCAAAATCTTCTAGCTTTGCTCCTTCTTTACTTAATAATCTCGATTCTCTAGCAGTTTGTCTACCGCCTCTAAAGTCTTCTGCAAATAATTTATTTTCACGCCTTTGTCTTAATATTATTATATCTCTCAAACCTTCAAGAGCTTTAGCATAATCATCCTCTGTTATTTGTCTTTTTGCTAATTTTTCTCTTAATTTATCTTCTTCTACCGTTAGTTGAGCTAGTACTTTATTTCTACTATCTTCATTTAATATAGTAGTTGCAACAGACATATTAAGATCATTTTGAGATTTTCCTAACATTTTTAATGGATCATTTTGTAATGCAAATGTTTTCTTATAAAATTCTTGAGCATCTTTTGAATTTAATGTATTATTTTTAAATCCTAGAATATATTGGTCTACTGTTGAGATTCCGCTTTTCATAAGAGATTCAATTTTTTGTTGATGATCACGAATATTATCTAAATATTGTTTTGTATCTTTAATTACTTTATCTGCTGCTTCCTCGCTTAAAGTAGCGCTTTCAGCAGCTTTACTTAATTTTTCAAATTGAATTCTTCCTTCTTCTGTAGCCTGAAATAAAGGTTCTACTGTAGTTAAAATATTTCCTAAATTTGTTTTCAATAAAACTGAACTTTTCTCAATTTCTTCTCTTGCTTGTTTAGATTGTTCTGATTCAAGTCCTGCATCTCCACCAAAAAGATTTCCAATTCCAGTACTTACTGTAGTGCTTATCTGATTCATCAAGCTTTGTTGTTTGCTTTGATTTTCTTTTAAAGTCCCTCTTAATGTATATAAAGAATTCAATTGGTCAGATACTGCTGAAATTTTTTCTTTCCCGCCTGGTTTATTCGCTAATTCTTGTATTATATTTTTACCTTCTGGAGTTTGTAGTCCAGTTATCGCTCTTGAAATACCTCCTGCTGTAGCCTTATTCTCTACTTTACCTCCTTCTGCTTTTATCGATTCAAATACAGCTTCTGAGGTTAAATTTGATATTTTAGAATTTGCTTGAATTAAAGCCTTACTTAAAGTATTAGAAAATACAGTATAGTCTCCAGTTTTTACAGCATCTTCTAAAGCCTTGAATAGAGCGTCTGAAAATTCTGGTCCAATTTTTCCTATGTTTTCAGTAATTTGACTTTGAACCTTTAATGAGGCTTCAGCTTTATCAGCATCAGGCAAGCTAGAACCTTGAATCTCTTTATATTTTTCTATTAATGGTATAATTTGATTTACAGACGTTGAGGTGTTATTAAATTCATCTTGAAGCGCTTGAATATCATTTTTAAGTTTATCAAGATCCAATCCTTCTAACCCTTTAAAATATTGATATAAACCTAATCCCCCTCCGACAGCTGCACCTGCTATTGCGCCAGGAACACCAAAAGTGGCTCCAGCAGCAGTAAGACTCAATGCTGTACTTGCTGCATTTATTCCTAATTGTAATTTTTTATTTCCTTCATTAAACTGACTAACTGTTTGTAAAATCATTGGTATGACAAAGGAAGCGGCTAAAGCCGCACCACCAAATTTTTCAAAACCTTTTTTACTGTTATCTAATGCTAAAGTTGCAGATCTTGCGCTACTTGCAAATTGAGATCCTCTGCTTTGTAAAATTTGATTGAATCTATTTTGACTACTTGCAGCGAGTCCATATTCTGAGGTTAATTGTTTAAGATTTGCGTTTGCTTGGTCAAGTGTATATTCTTGAGTTTTTAATTTGGCTACTATCTTTGAAAATCTCGCACCTACTTCTCTACTTGCAATAGACGGATCAAGTGCACCTAAACTTCCAGGATTAAATGATAATGCTGCAAAATTAGGAATAAATCCAGCTGCTGCTCCAGCCATTTTAGCTTTTGATCCATATCTTTGAATTCCTTGACCAAGACCTCTAGGTTCATCTTTTGTATTATAAACTCCTAAACCAAGTGGATTTGCAGAAGATGTTAATCTTGTATCTTTACCAATTCTTATTTTAGAAGTAGATGTTCCTGCTGCAACCTCTCGTCCAATTGCACTATCTAATGCTGTAAAATTAGGAACAAATCCACCAAAAGCTTTTCTGCTTTTAACTGTACTCCCCTTTTTGTTGATTTGTAACATACCCTCTTCTTTATATATTTTATTTGCAAAACTTTGTA